AAACTGGTATGCCAGATTTGAGAAGGAGATAGTATGTCGCTTTCAAGAAAAGAAATTGAAAAACGCAAGCAGCGTGAGGTTGCAGTAAGGAAAAAGGTTTTGGAAAGAAGAGAGGAAATACGCAAGGAAAGAAAAGAAGTTGAAAGTGAAAGAAAAAAGGAAAGGGATATGTATTTGCTTGAGCATGGACATACCGCAGCAGCACTTCCCGGCAATCCCGAACTGGCAGAACAAAAAAAGGCCGAAAGAGAAAAGAAAGTTGCCGAGAAGTTGAAAAGAAACCTTGCGATTCTGAAAAGCTTGGAAGCCGAATACGAAAAGGAACAATCCACAAGGAAGGATGTCAACAACAAGCTTGAAGCAGAGGGCTTCAAGACAATGAAGGAAAAAATGGATGCACTTCATGAAAAAGCACTTAAAAGCCAGAAAGTAATTGATGATATTGAAGAGGCTTCTAAGAAAGATTGTGATGTAAATAAAAGTTGTGATGCACAATAAAAATACAGAAAATTTGTAAATTGGACTAAAGTTTCTTTTGAGAGTAGCTGATAATAGTGAGGTGGCAGAAATGACTGCCACCGCTTACTTTTTTCAACGAGGCTACTATGAACCTAGACTTTGAACCACTTGATCTCTCAGAGATTAACAAGGAAGCCCAAAGGGTTTCCGAGGACTCCACTTCATCTGGTGGAGGATCAGACTATCTTGAAAAGTTTGTCAAGATGCCCGAAAGGGATGGATATGTTCTTCTTCGCATCATGCCAAGAAAGAACAAAAACACTCAGGCATGGTGCCTCACAAGGGTACACACCCTCACAAACCCTGAAACAAGGGTCAAAAGAACTTATCATTGTCCAAGAAATCCCGCTCCAGAAGGCAGAAAGGGATGGGTTGGAGACTGCATTATTTGCAAGTATTACTCTGATCTGTGGGCCAAGTCTGAAAAGGTCGAAGGCAAGGCCAAAGAAGAACTTCAAAGGCAGGCCCGTGAAATCAAGCCTGTTGAGCGTTATTACTTCAATGTGATTGTCCGATCCGAAAAGGATAAGGATGGCAACATCAAGAAGAATGTTGGCCCCAAGATTTTCTCTTGTGGCAAAACGACTTATGGCAAGATTATGAACGCCATGAGAGGTGACGAGGCAGCGGGATTGGCTCCTCTTGGAGACATCACCCATCCCCTCAATGGTCGTGACTTCAGGGTTGTCAAGAAAGTTGTCAAGGGAGGTGGAGGTCTTGAGTACCCCAACTACGACAACTCCAAGTTTGAAGACCCTTCTCCTGCTGGAAGCATCGATGAAATCAAGAACTGGCTTGACAGTCTTCATGACTTGCAAGCACTTCGTGCCTTGAAAACCGCTGATGAACTCAAACACGCACTCAAGGTTCATCTTGGAATGGTAAAGGAAGGCCCGACCGCAAATGATGCCGACCTCGATGAAATTAGGAACTATGGGTCTCCAGCACCCAAGCAAAAGCCAGCAGAGTCAATAAGGGAAGAACTTGCAGTTAGCTCAAATCCACCTGTAAGCAAGGATAAAGCTCCTGCCAAGCAAGAAGATAGTGATGATACAGAACTTGCAGACGATGACTTCTTGAAAGGTCTTGCGGGTATGTGATTAACATCAAGGGGTGTCCAGAGTAAAATCTGGACACCCCATTTCTCTTTCAATTTTTTATTTGAGGTGATTTATGGCTAAGAAAAAGGTTTCTGAAGGCGTTGATGATGGTTTCTTTGAAAGTCTTGCAGAAGAAACTGGTGGAGATGTTCTTGACTCCATTGATTCAGTCAAGTATTTCGTTGATACTGGTTCGCTTGCCCTGAACTACATTTGCTCAGGTCAATTTATAAGAGGTGGTATTCCCGGTGGAAAGTTGACTGAAATTTATGGCCCCAACAGTTCTTCCAAATCACTTTTTGGAGCCAACATATTGTTTGGCACCCAAAAGATGAAAGGCATTCCAGTTCTCATGGATTGTGAGAACAGCGCCAATAAAGAATTCATCCAAGAAGCAAGTCATTGCAACCTGAAAAGGATTGTCAGACACACTCCTGAAACATTGGAGGAAGTGTTCCAAAAAATGTATAAAGTAATTGAGGCAGCAAGGCAGAAAACAAGCAATGATGTTCCAATTGTCATTGTTTATGACTCTATCGGAGTTAGTCCGTCTGCCCGTGAACTAAGGGAAGTCAACCTTCCAGAAGGTTATACCAAGGAACAGTTTAAAAAGATCGTAGGAGCAAATGAACAGCCCGGTGAAAGGGCAAAGATTTGCTCAAGGGAATTAAGAAAGTTGAATACTGTTATGGAGCGTCACAATGCAACAGTTGTGATTCTTAACCAGACCCGTGACAAGATTGGCACTTATGTTCCAACCAAAACAACTGCTGGTGGAGGAAATGCTCTTCCTTTCTATGCCAGTTGTAGGCTGGAAACAAAGACCATGCAGAAGATCGAGAAGAAATTAAGTGCCAAGAAAAAGAAAATCTTGGGCATCAATGTGAAGCTCAAGAATGTTAAGAACAAGACTCATAGGCCATTTGTCGAATCAGAAAATGTACAGCTTCTTTTCGACAAGGGCATTAATCCAATAAGTGGACTTTTGTCATGTTTGCTTGATGCAGACAGGATTGAAATCAGCGGTACTGGCTCATTTAAGGTAAAGCCAGCTTTCACAAATGGTGAGGAAGTCAAGTTTCGTGCAAGCATGGACAGGAATGATGTTCCAATAGACATTCTTCTTAAATGTCCTGCCTTAATTGATGCCAATTCTCAAGAACAAGTAGAATCTTATCTTGAGCCTTACAAGGCAGCAATAGCCGGTAGGGCAGAAGATGATGCTGAAGTTGAACTAAGTGAAGTTGATAGCTTTGCAGATGAAGCAATTGATGAAGAATTGGAAGGTTGAAAAAAAGAGGGAGAAGCAAAAAAAACTTCTCCCTATATTTCCATCATCGTCAAGTTTTCAAATTGAAACTCATTAGGCTTCATGACAATCAAATTGTTGTAAAAGTCGTAAAGGATGACTAAATTCTCATCCTTTACGCACCACAATCCAACTGTGTTTGCATTATCTTCATCCTTTATATTATCGATCACAACTTTGATTGTGTTGTCTTTACAAAACTTGACTATGTTTTTGACTTCATCACCAAGCAGAAAAGTTTTATTGATAAATTTATCGCTTGTTTGATAATTGAATAATTCCATCCATTTTATAAACTTTGGATTCTGATCTCTGGCTATCCAATGTACATGGTTTTTGTTGCCACCATAAAGACTGCTTTGACATAAGTGATTGTCATTGCATAGAAATCTCATCTCTGTTCCATAAACTTTGCACATACGAAGAGAATGGCAAAGTCCGTGATCTCCAAATCCCTCTGCAAATTCTTTTCTTATTTGGAAATATTTTTTGCAAAGAGGATTGTCAAGCATCATGTTGATGGCAGTAACGCTAGTGACGCTTATTTCTTGTTCGTGTGCTGGCCCCTCATAAATATGATGAATGTGGCTACTTCTGTACCAATTACCAAAACCAAGTCCTGTTAGTATTTTCTGATCTAAGGGATATGTGTCATATAAAAGCCTTGCTGCTATGTGATAGGGGCGATTGAAATCAAAGTGAGTTTCTAAATTTTTATTCAGGCCACCCAAATCATTGATGCTGTCCTCATCAATTCTGATATACCACTTTGCAAAGTCTTTCTTGATGTTGCTTTCATAGTAATGATATATTTTTTGGGCAACATGATTTTTAGGACAATTGATTACCTCTACATCAATTTCTTGTGGCCAATCACTTATCAGCCAATTATTGTGTTTGTTGTCTTTTTCTGAAAGTAATGTTACATGAGTTTTTATAGTTTTTGTATTGAGGAACCCAAACTTCTTAAAGTCTTCAAATCTTGTTTTGATTTTAGGATTGGAAACATCAGCAGGAACAACAATTTCAAAGTCATATTTCATGATATTTTATAGGCTCCAGCAGAAACTTTAACAAAAACAAAACCCTTTTCTTCAAGTTCGCTTTTTACATTTTTGAGTATACTGCATATTTTTGAATAACTTGCTCCATACTTGGTATACTTTTTGTTTAGAATTTTAAGGCTTACAACTTGTCTAGACAATAATGACTTTTTGATAAATGTTTCGATTTTCTTATAAATTTCTTTTGATTGTGATTTGATTTTAGTGTCTACGATTTGATATTCATTTTTTTGTGACTTTTGCTTTCCATTACAAAATGCTTCTGCAAGTTCTGGAAGTTCCAATAATTTGCCATTTTTGATGTCAACAACTGATAAACTTGCTTTGAAAGTATTACAAAATTCAATTAATTGAGAATAATTTTTTTCGCTTGTAAAGAACTTTCTCTTGTCTTTGAGTTCGATCATAAGGCATTTCATGGTCTTTCTCCTGTCACATAATTAATTATAAGGATTTGTAGGTAAAATGCTACTAGTTTATAATTGAATAAAGGGGCGGTTTATGAACAACTACAAACAACAAATTGATATGAACTGCCTAAGAAGATTTGGGGCCGAGATTGAAATTAATTCATTTGACTTCAGAAGTAGGGCAGTTGGTCATAGTGAAGGTAAGTTGCCAGAGGGAACACATTATATAGCTAATTTGGTGCAGAAAGCATCAGGAAAAACAGTAAAAATACACAAATGGAGTTATGATCACAACAATACAAGTTGGATTATCAAGCCAGACAGTAGTTGTGGAATTGAGATATGCACACCTGTTCTAAAGGGATGGGTTGGCTTGATGGAAATATGCAGGGTTGTGGATGGTCTTGGTCGTGACCCTAAAGTACACGCAGATGATAGATGCAGTTTTCATGTTCATGTCGATGTGAGTGACTTGAATGAAAAAGAAGTTGCCACAATTATTACTTGGTGGGTCAAGTGCGAACCAGTATTCATGGATTCTGTTCCATCAATTCGCAAGAAAAATCAGTATTGTCAGTTGCTTGGACAATCTGAAATTTTTTCTAATGTAGAGGACTCATTACATCCAAATGACTATCTGATTCGCAAGTTGGGTGCTTGTAAATACTATACGATTAATACTTATCACTATCACAACAACAAGAGAAAAACAATTGAATTTAGAATTATGGATGGAGAGTGTTGTCTTGATCCTTGGACTGCAAAAAACTATATAAGGCTTATATTGCATTTTATTGAAAGAGCTTTGCAAAAGGGTCTTCCAAATGATTACTACAAGGGTGATCCTATGTCTGGTTATTGCTGGCTTGATCCAAAAGATGTTTTTGCTTTTTTAGGATTTACAAGGGAAAAATCTCTTTCTCCTGCAACAAAACAAGTTCATGAGTGGTTTTTGGATAGGTTGCACTTGAATTGCAACTATACAAATGATTTATGCGGTGTTATGGGAGTTAATGCCAGAAGGTTTGCACAAATTGAAATTGATGAATTGGCAGAAGAGTATGGGCCAATTACAGTCAATCACTCTGATATATTTGATCAAAAATTTCGTATATAAAAAAAATGAGATATAAGCCTCAAAAGTTGGATGAGATTGTGAAGGAAATGAAATCCTTGGGTGATGTTCTTGTTCCTTTCAACTATCCAAAAGTGCCTATTATCAGTTGGGAGGATGATTTGGGAATCTTCAAGGCAAGAGAAGTTGTAATAGACGGATATTCTTTATTCATCCATTATCAGAAATCGGATTATGATGAGTATTTGATTGAAACAATACAAATTCATAATACCAAAAGTCCTTTCTTGCCTTTTAATTTGATTTGCAAGATTGGAAAGAGGTTTTTGGGCAGTAGTTGCCTATCACTTATTGAGATTTATAAGGATCATAGAAAAATTTACATATGGTCTGTTTGTTCAGATAAAAGTGGAAAAACAATACCAATTCCAAATCATAGTAGCAATGAAATGTGCGAGTTTGAGGGATTACAATACACTCTATTACAGCCTAAAAATGTTGACTTCTTTTGATTGATAAAATGATATATACCCTTGTAGCGACTTTCTGTTGCTTATCTCTAACGAGGGTGTAACCATGAAAAAAAGAAAAATTCAGGCTCTGATCGTTGAGCATCTGTTAAAGCATGGACATTTGGAAATACTTCTTCCTGATGGAGTAAAACTCGAAATAGGAACAACACAAGAAAATCAGAATGGTGAGTTGGTGAAAAAAGACGATTATTGTTGGGTTATAACATCAAGAGAAGATAGATCAACAAGTCTGGATGCCTATAACATGGGACTTCGTTTTAGTGATGATGACAAAGTTCTTGTATTTGAGGATAAATTCCTTGATACAAATGGCGAAAATATTAGAAGACTTGATGTTGTTTAAGTGATATTGCCAAACATATTGGCAACTTGTATATCTCCATTAAAAAAAACAAGCAATTCAAGAGTGCCATCAGCATTCTTGAATTGCTGCAAGGGAACATTGAAATCAACCCATACAAGAAAATATTCTTTTTTAAGAACAAATCTTGATATTGTTATTTTGATGCCTTTGTTTTTAATTTTTTCGGAAGATATAATATCAAGGCGATTGGCATTTTCTTGTACTGTTTTTAGTACATATGCCATTAGCTTGGAACTGTCAAGAAAGTGTGTCCAGTTGGCAACTAGGAGCTTTTCCAGATTGTCAGCATTAAAGATATTCACACTTATTTCCTGAGAGGTTAATATGAAAAAGCCCGAAGTTTATCTAAAAGAGTTTGCACACAAACTTTCCGATGACAATTTGCGATACCTTCATGGTAGGCTCACACAAAGAATTAATGGTGACTTTGCAGAAGCAGTTCAATTTCTAAGCGATGTAAAGGAAATCGACAAGTGGTTTTTGTCAGCTTCCGATTGCAATGAATTTTATGATATGGTAGATATGGTTTACTTCGCTCTTAACAAAGAACACGAAAGAAGACTTGGGGTTCCTGCTTGAAACTGAATTTTTATTTTGTGGCCATTTTTCTGGGCCTTACGGGATTTGCCTGTATGGCCCTTGGCTTTTTTATTGGCAAATTCATTGGCTACAAAGAAGGTTGTGCAGATACAATCATCATGTACGAATTTCTAGCTGGAGCAGATAGAAATTTAAGTCAAGCTGTAAAAAATAAAAAAATTCTCGATATGTTTGCTGACGAACAGTAAAGGAAACGAGAATGCCACCCATCATCAAAGTATCCGACCAAAATATTGTTGTTGCAACATCTCAATATCCACACGCAAAGTGGAAATTTGAGCATTTTAATCCTGTTCAAAGCAGGGTTATGGACTTTTACAACCAAGATTGCAACGCACTCATAGCAGCAAGAACAAGTGCTGGAAAAACAACTGTTGCAGAACAGTTCATGGCAGAAGAAGTTAGAAGTCGTGGTGGCAAAGCTATGTTTCTAGCACCACTTCGTGCCTTGGCAAGAGAAAAGGTATCTGATTGGACAAGTAAGGATCATCACTTTTCGGATTTAAAAGTAAGCATATGCACAGGTGACTTCAGATTAACAAAAGAAAGATCAAAAGAACTTAATGACGCTAATATCATCATTATGACATCAGAAATGCTTTCTCATAGAAGCAGATGCCATTCCTCTGAACAAAGCGAATTTCTAAAGCAAATAGGCACACTTGTTATTGATGAATCGCATTTACTTGGCGTTATTGGGCGAGGAGATCACCTTGAAGTTGGACTAATGAAATTTGTACAAAACAATCCAAAAGCAAGAATAATTCTTCTTTCTGCAACCATGCCCAATGTAGAAGAAATTGCAGAATGGGTAAGTTATTGTTTAAATCAAAAACAAACTTATGTTCTTCGATCCGATTATAGGCCCGTACCTCTTACTGTTCATTATGAATCTTATGATGACGATATAAGAGGATATGATGCAATAGAAAGAGAAAAAGTGAATAAGGCTTTGGATATTATCGAATGGTATAAAGATGATAAGTTTATTGTATTTACTCATACTAAAAAAACAGGCGAATTAATGAAAAAAGAACTGTTGGCATCAGGGATTGATTGTCAATTTCATAATGCAGACCTTGATTCTCAAGAAAGAGCAAAAGTTGAAGACAAATTCAGAAATGATCCAAAGTTCAAGGTAATTATTGCCACCAGCACACTTGCTGCTGGACTAAATATGCCTGCTAGAAGAGTCATTATTCTTGGTGTTCATCGTGGAGTTAATGAGGTCGAATCATATGAAATTATACAAATGTGTGGTCGTTCTGGAAGATATGGAATAGACCCTATGGGCGATGCCTATATTCTTGTCCCAGAAAGCCAAGTCAATAATTATAAAGCAAAGTACAGCAAGTCAAACAGAATTGAATCACAACTTCTAGAAAGGGTTGGAACACAATTCAAGACCCTTGCTTTTCATCTTGTGAGTGAAATATTTTCAGGAGAAGTAAAGAGTACAGACGATGTTCATAAGTGGTTCAAAAGGTCTTTGGCATACTTTCAAAATAAGTCATTTGATGATTCTGTTGTTGATTCAACTTTGGAACTCTTGAAAAAGTGTGGTGCCATAGCGGAAGAGGATGGTATTTGGAAGGCAAGAACTGTAGGAAAAGTAAGCAGTATGTTTTATATGAGTCCATTTGATGTTAGTGACCTTTATTTTAATTTCAAAAATTTGTTTGATTCTGGAAAAGAAAGCGATGATCAATTGGTTGCTTTGGCTATAGGCAACATCGATAGCCAAAGAATGAACATTGTCAATAAACAAGAAAAAGAAGAAATCAGTCTTTTTGCCAATCAAATAAGAATGAAATTTACTGGAAAGTATCTGGCTGATGGAGCCATAAAAGCAGCATTTTGTTACAATAGCATGATGAATGGTGCTAACACACAAGCTTTAGCAAGTTTTCAAAGAAATCTTCAACTAGATTACAATCGTTTAAGTCAAGTTTTGATTGCTCTTGATAGCATGAGTGGTTCATGGGGCAAAATTAATTGGATTAGAACTCTAGAAGCAAGAATTGCTTATGGCGTTCCTGTTCATCTTTTAGACTTGTGCAAAGTAGCTAATATTGGAAGGGTTAGGGCCAATAAGTTATTTGATGCTGGAATTAAATCTGCAAAAGATATTGCTAAACTAGATGCAACTAAACTAGGAAAAATAATCAATATGAAATCCGAATCTGCCCAAAAAATAATTGATGAGGCTCAAGGCTTGTAATGCACTTTCTTGATGCGTGACAAAACTGAATTTTTAAGATGTATTCTTTTTCTCTTTGCTATGAGAGAAGTAATGCAAGTATCACAATAATCTGTAATTGTACTTCCACAATATTCTGCTTCTGTTGTTTTCATGACACCGCTGCCACAACATGGACAACAGGGGTCACCACTCCAATCTATTGTAATTTCTACCTCATCACAATCTTCTACTTCTAATGAGGTTTCACCGTTGAAAAGTAAATTTAATTGACTTTCCCCGCCTTCTGAACATGTAATTGTTATTGGCCCATCGCTTGTTATTGTGCCTTTTCCAACAACTTTGAATGATCCAACTTTACCGCAATTTGGCTCAATAGCGTTGGGATATAGTCCACAACCATCAAATGAAACTTTAATATCGTAATAATCAGTAACTGTTGCAGGGCAAGTGCAATCCATTTCAACAACGGCACCAATACTTTCTGAATCACAAGTATAATAAAGTGCTGGATCATTCGATCTACAAGGAGAAGTGCAGCCTGAAAGTGTTTTAACCCATCCGCCACTTGTACATAGATATTCATCAAAACCAGAGCAAGAACCTTCGCAAGAACCAACAATAACCGCACAATCAAAAGGCATAATTACATCTTCAATTGGACAATAACTGTAACCACTTTGTGTACATGCTTGTATGTAGTAATCTCCTATCGGCATCTCTAAAATATTGCCACACGGAAATTTATATGCAAGTTCTGTGTATACGGGACATGGAGGAATGCAGCCACAATTACAACCACACCAGCCACCAGTACCAAGACAAAATGGAGGTTCACAGCCGGGACTTTTTATTCCACAACTCATTACTTCCTTTCTTCACCAAAAAAACCTAGTGGATATTCAACTTTTACAGTTCCATTTCCATCAATTTTGTTTCCATTATCGTCTTCGACCCACCAGCGAACTTGTTGAACAGGTATATTTAGTTCGTCCATATGGCATTTATCTTTTGGTGAAACTGGCATATGATATTCAGTTCCCTCTATTAAAACTGCTACTTTACATTCCTTTTTTTCATGATTGTATAGAAGGCAGTTTCCACAAATCTGTTCAATTTGTTTTTTCTTGGCCATTTCACACTCCCTTGTTAAAATAGTAGACAAGAGGAAAGATCAAATGAAAGTTATTGCCGTAACTGGTCAGCTTGCAATGGGAAAAGATGTTTTCTGCGATTATCTTGCAGATATGCTTAACCAAAAGTCAAATGATTGGCAAAGAAATGCATTTGCAAATGCAGTCAAGGACACATTTTGCAAAGCATTTGGTGTTGATCGTGAATTTATTGAAAAGTGGAAAAGAATTCCTGAATGTCCTCAAGGATTTCTTATGCCTATCAGACAATGTTTGCAGTTTATCGGTGATGGTTATCGTCAAATTCGTGATGAAATTTGGATTGAAATAGCACTAAGGGACACAGGTAAAAACCTTATCATTAGTGATGGACGATATATCAATGAAGCAAAAGAAGTAAAAAACAGAAATGGATTGATGTTTTTGATAAGTCGTAAGGGTTTTTTGAATGATGATCCTAATCCAAGTGAGTCACAAATCAGGCCTATGTTGGAATGGTCAGAAAAACATCTTGATGAGGGATGTATCAATTATCAAAAACTCATGATGAGATATGGATTTTCTGTTCCCAATGAACTGAAATATTACGATTATTACATTAAAAATGATGGAACAATATCAGACTTGCATGAAAAGATAAGAGATAATGTTGTTCCATTTGTTATTGATTATTTCAAATTGCAAAACGAGTAAACTTTTGAATGGTTTCAAAGCCATCTTTTCCTTTGATGATTGTTCCCAAATGAGGGAATGCGCCTTTTAACCAGCGAACACCACTTTCTTTTTGGGAACACTTTTCGATAATTTGTTCATCGAGAATTTTTATGAATTCAGGTTTTTGATTCTTTGTTTTAGTTTGCCCATCCCGACTTCCGTCAAGACCATGAATCCCAATCCTCTCTGTTGGCAATATTGGTTGCAAGCTGTCCATTTCGCATTATTCCTTGGCAAATTCGTTTGGTTAGATGGTTTGATTTCCCATATTTCAATTCTTCCGTCATCAAAACAAACCTTTAAGTCAGGATTATATTCATGAACATTACCTTCAAATGTATATTGTACTTTGAAGGGTTCAACTTCATAACCTATGACCTCGGGTATTGCCTCCAAGCACTCATATACATCGCATTCCATTCCTGAGCGATAGTGCATTTCCTTTCCTCCGTTTTTGTTGGATATCATGTATCCTTCACGAAATTTAGGTCTGCGTTGTTTTAACTTTCCAGACTTTCCAGTCTGGTCTTTCCATATAATAGCCCTCATTTGTCCAAATTTCGGCGCAATTTTTTCATGCGGATGCTTTGCTTTAAAGTGTGTTCGTACACAACGAACGGGAGCGCCACAACGAGTAAGAGGACATAGAACATAATCTCTGCCCTCCTCATGGCTTTCAGTAATATGGTTTTTATATGATTCGTATTCATCAAATGAGTGACCACACACAAAACAAGTGTATTTACGACTACTGTTGTCTTTGTTAAATGGAAGTGTCATTTTTTCTTTGAGAATTTAATCATTTTACCTATTGCGTCCTCACGACTGCAAACCTTGATTTTTGGTAGGTCTTTGGCGCAAAAAACTGTTTCATTGGAGTTTTCGGGATCATTGCTCATGATTTTGGCAAGATTGATGGCCGGAAACCTTGCCTCTTGCCTATAGCCCGGCATCATGGGATCGTCTTCAGTATCAGTTTTCAATTTTGCAAATATAAGTCTGCTTTCTTCGGGAGCACCAAAAAGATCATCTCCCTTGTTGAAAAACAAAATAAGTTCATGTTTGTCAAGCAAGTCATTGATGGCATCATGTTCTTCTTTGAGAGCTATTTGCTTGTCCCAACGATCCATCAAATCTCGAAAAGATGAAAAAGAAGGAGATTGCATAATTGTTTCCTATATTCGTTTTGACAAAATATATATGATTATTGAAAGGTTTTGTAATAGAACATATATAAGTTATGATTTACACACTAGCCGGATTCAAACAATTCTTTGAGGAGATGGACCCATCTCCTGATAAGACTATGGCTAGTGATAAAAAACAAGATTATTGGGATAGTCTTGAAGATGAGGCTGGCATCTCAATGTCCAATATAAAAAAGGCCTTTACAAGCGAACCTTATGTTTCATCTCACTTTCCATTAGGCAAAGAAGGAAAGGAAATAAAATACAAGCTACAACCTTGGAAAATTGTAAAAGGTTCATTTTCTCCATCTGGAGCAGACATTAAACTTGTTCATGGAGATGGGGAAAGAAGTTATCTCAAAGGAAACACACTCAACAAAGGTTACAAAGATAGCAAAAGATATTTTGTAAAAAGAAAGGATTTACAAGACTTCCAAACAGGAGGTTGGCAACCAGCAGTACAACAGGCAGGAGGTGGCGGAGGCCCGCCTATGGGATAATGCTCAATATTTCTTTCAAGGAATGGCTTAAATTAAAAGAAGTTGGCACTAGCACAGCTTCTGTCGCACATTTTGCAATGCCAGTATTCGGAGGCCCCTTTGCCCGTCAGTATCCCGAAATAATTGGTGGAAGGCCAGTTAAGCGCAAAAAGAAAAAGAAACATCTAGATTAATTGACAAAATTATTTTATAATTCAGGCAACTTAGAGGTAATGCTATGCCTGATATCATGGATTCAATTCAACAAAAAACAATTGAATGTCTTGACAAAGGCCATGTCACATTAATTGATGTTATGCCCAGAATCGTTCCCGAAGGCAAAACCGCTGACTATGCAATAGTGCAAGCAGCAAGAGTTAGTTATGGAGATGGCACCAAAACAGTCAATGAAGATCGTGGCCTTATTCGTTACCTTCTCAGGCACTCTCACACTACTCCAATAGAAATGATTGAATTCAAATTCGCCTTAAAAATGCCTATTTTTGTATGTAGGCAATGGGCAAGACATCGCATGAGTTCAACGAACGAAATTTCAGCGAGATATAGTATTCTAAAAGATGAATTTTATTTGCCAGATGCAAATGAATTGAGAAAACAATCATCTGTCAACAAACAAGGTGGCGATGGAATAGTAAATGATATTACAGCATCATATTGCGCCAAAAAAATAGAAGAAGATTCAGAAATTACTTATTCTTTTTACGAATATATGGTTAAAGGCGAAATAGCCAGAGAACAGGCCAGAATGGTTCTTCCTCTAAACATTTACACGGAGTTTTATTGGAAGATTGACCTTCATAACCTTTTGCACTTTTTGGCATTGAGATGCGATAAACACGCACAAAAGGAAATTAGGGTTTTCGCTGATGCAATTCTTTGTTTATTGAAACAAGTTGTTCCAATCACAATAGAGGCATGGGAAGATTATCACCCAATGAGAGGTGCCATGAAATTGACAAGATTGGAAGTGGAAACAATCAAGAAATTCATGACTGAAAATGGTTGGCAATCACCAGCACCAGCCATTGATAGTGATAATAAGCGTGAACAAGCAGAATGGCTAGAAAAAGCAGCATTACTTGGAATCAAATATGACTGATAAGGGAAAAGTGGAAATCAATAAAATATATTGCGATGACAATATAAAAATATTACAAACATTTCCAGATAACTCAGTAGATTTAATTGTTACATCTCCTAATTATAACAATTAGAGAAATAAAAGAACACAAGCAAATAGAGCGGAATTCTGGAAACGCACAAATATTACATATGAAAATTGTTCTGACAAACAAGATGACCAAGAATATGAAGAAGGGCAAATAAAAATAATCAATGAAATGGTTCGTGTTCTTAAAGACACAGGCACACTTTGCTACAACCATAAAGATAGAATTTTCAATTTTGAAGTCAAATCCCCATTAGAATGGATATTCAAATCAAGTGCAGTATACAGAGTTAGGTAATGAATTAACAAATGTTACCTTTTTTGTCAAGTGACTCTAAACTACTTGTCCAATCTTGTCCTTTGCGAAGAATGTTTGTTGCACCGACAAAATCTGCGTCTTGCTCGTAACCACAATTTAAGCAACAAAATTCCTCATTAACTCGATTGGATGCAGCAATATGTCTACAAGACGGACAACATTGAGAAGTATGACGAGGATCAACGAAATATGAACGAACACGGTTCTCCATACTCTTTTCTATGATCCTATCAATCACTTTCCTATATGTCCAATATTGCTGTCTGTTCCTGAACTTCCTGCTTCTTTTTTTGGACTTTCCTTTCTTCATGTTTTTTAAGTTTTCATAAAAAACAGTTCCAAAAATATTCCACGGTAATTGATTTATGCAATAATTAACATAATTGTTTCTTTCAATCAATGCTTGTTTATAATTTTTACTTCCTCTTTTCTTCCTTATAATTTTATCAATAATATTTTTGAAATCTTCACCAAAAAATTCGCCATCGCTAGTTGTTATAAGCTTATTCATGCCTAAATCTATTCCAATATTATTTCCATTTTTATATG